GTCATCAACTTTATCGGCGTCAATGAAGTGATCCGGGGCTCCTGCGTCCCTGTCAGCGGGAAAGTTTTGGTTAAGAACCGCTGATCCCGATCCGTTCCAAGGCATATGATAAAACCGCCCACTTGCGGGGGCGGCTTCCCTATCTTAAATAATGTTGATGGCTGAGCTTTTTTACATCGCTCTGGGCGTGGTCGTTTTGGCGAATATCGTCATCTGGTCGTGGGTGTTTCTGCTTGACCGCGAAACGCGTCCCATAGTCCGGAAATGGGAAGCCTCCGCCAAGGCAAAGGGATGGATCAAGGGCCTTCCTGGGCTCTACTGGCTGTCTGCATCCCACCCTGCGCGGCAAGATAGGCGGCAAGCTCCTCACGTTGAGCAGGAGTAAGGCGCTTTACCTTTTTCTGCGGCACTCCAGCCCTCACCAGCAATTCCGCTGTGTCTGCCGCTTTAATACTGAGACGCGTCGCAAGCGCCCTTCCGCCATACCCAAGACCCGCCCCCGCAAAACCAGCGGCGGCGCCCATGACAGGCCCGCCGATGAACGAGCCCGCGAGGTAAGGCAAGCCTACAGTTGAAACCTGTGTCAGCGCGCTTGTCGGCGCCATTCGCCCGACATTGCGCGCAATGTTTGATGCTCCGGTTCCCCGCGACACAGCCTGAATGGCTTTCTGCTCTTCCGGCGTGAAGCCCCTCTCTTTGCCCTTGATAATTCTCCGGTCAATGGCGCGATATTCCGTACGCAGCGCATTTTCAAAACCAGAGCCGGTGAATTGCCCGGCGCGCGCTCCGGCCAACTCTCTAGCCTGCTCCAGCGTTTCCGCTTTTTTCGCCCGATGATAGAGCTTTCGCGCATCCGCAAATTGCGGCGCCATCGACTCCGCAAATTCGTCATACTTCCTGAGCATTAGAGACCCAACACGGCGCTCCGCTGCATCAGCGCTTCCCGCTGCATTTTGCAGCGTCCTTCGCACCGAAAGCATTTGGGTAGGCGTCATGGGAGAGCCTGAATATTCCTCTGTCATGCGAAGAACGGCCCTGACCTTTGGCATGGACTCATCAACAACGCCGGATTTTGGCGTAACCAGCCCCTCCTTTTCTGCGAGGCCCTTCATGGACGCGTGCAGCCCCTGCGTTCTGCGAGGCGACGCAACGACGCCAATCTGCTCCGCCTCCCTGTATTTTTCGCCCGCAAGCGCCTTGATTTCCTCGGAGGTGGGAGGCTCAACCTTTCCCGCTGGCGCCTTCATCTTCAGCGACGTTTCCGCCGCCGTTCTTTCCGCTCCCTTAAGGCCCTGCCGTGCAACGCTCCGCACAAGCGGCGCACCGCCGAGCGTCGCCAGCTCCGCCGCGCCCGTAGCCGTGTCGAGCACCGATTGACCCGCTTTTCCGAACTCCCCGCGCGCGACCTGCGGACCTACAGCGGTAGCGCTCTCGGCAATCCTGTTTGGAATTGTGGCGGTGTCGTACGCCATCTGGCCGGCCGTTTTCAGCGGTTTGTCCGTCGCCTCAGCAAGAAACCGAGCCAACCCTCCACCGATCATGGCCGGGCCGCGAATAAGCGCGTCCGGCACATCCGACGGGGTGAGGTATTTGTCTTCCGATCCCGGTGCGCGCGGTACGGCGCGCTGCTCAGAAAAGTCGAGCAAATTGTCTGCTACGCCGGATAGCGCACGGGAAACACGGTTCGGCTGGCGCTTTGGCGGAGACGCAGGCGCAATGCCCGCAAGCAAATCGCGCGGGGAGCGCGCCGGTTCCGCGAGAAGATCGCGCGGCATTACATGCCCCCCAGACGTTGCAAGACCTGCTCACGTGAAAGGCCGTGCTTTTGCATGGTGAAGGCAATATCATCCTCTGTCACGCCATCCGGCAGAGCGGCTGCCTCAGGCTCGCCGCCAAGCTTTGCGTTGATGATGGCGTCGATGTTTCGGATTTTAGAGGCGCGCGCCTCTGGTCTGTCCGTGCGTTTCGGAACCATATCGAGGAGAAGCTGCTGGTCCTTATCCGTGAAGACGCCTTCTCCGGAAACGCGGAAAATCTGCTTTAGAACGGGAGCGGTTGCAGCGATGGCGCCTTCCGCCGTTTGCTGGGGAGCGCTGTAGGCGGGAAGCCTTCCCCTCACGGGTCCTGTTTCGGTTTTTTCAAGCGCGCTCATCAGGCCGTTTCTGGACACGCGCCAGGTTTCCAGCGCCTGCTTTTTACCCTCTTCCGCGAGCCTTGCCTTTTCCCCTGCTTTCGCTGCGTCCGTTTGCGCCTTCAGGGCCGCTTTGGCCTGAGCGGACGCAAGGGAGGCGCCGCGATCAAGCGCGTTCTCTTCAGACGAAAACTTCCGCGACTTCTCCGCCTCCGTCGCCGAGAAACCCCTTGCCGCGTTTGCCTGTGAAGCATCAAAGGACTGACTGTCTTCCCGGTCCTCAACGGCGTATCCGCGCCTGCGGGACTCTACAGCGTCCTCACGGGCCTGTTTTCTGCGTTCGTCGCCAAGCGACATGGAACGCTCAAGGCCATAGGCTTGCAAATTCGGGTCCTGCGCGCGGCCCAGAAGCATGGCGCGCTTTTCAGGGTCCGGTTCCGCCAGCACCATGGCCAGCGTTTCCTGACGGTTTTGCGCGTTCTGTGCGTCCAGCTTGTCTGCGCGTTTTTCCTGAAACCTTCCGGCCAAGGCCTGTGCAATGGAGGAGACGGCGCCAAGCCCCGTGTCTACCGGCTGCTGGCTTTGCTGCGCCAGAAACTGCGCAAGGGCGCGCTTTCGCTCGATAGACGCCGGATCGGTGTAAGGCGTCGCGGGCTGCTGCTTGGCCATTTGCGCGGCGAGAGAGCCTGCCTGTGCCCCGGAAGGGGAAACGAGATTGAACGCCATCAGATGAAACTCGCCCCTACGTTAGCAAGGCCTGTAATGCTGTTCCAGAAACCGCCCCTCGCCTGCTGATCCAGCCCGGCTTTTTGAAGCGCGGCCTGATAAGCGGCGAGATTAATGCCCGCCACATCCGTCGGCGCCTGCGTGTTCGTGTAGGGCGCTTGGGGAGCAATTGTGGGAAGGTCCGGCATGACGCTGTTGAGCTTGGCAATATCCGAGAGCGGAAGGTCGCGAAGCGTCAACGCCTCGTTCAGTCCGGCATCACGGCCAGTATTGGTGATTTCTGCATTGGCCAGCAACTCAGCGAGACCCTGACTGCGGGCCGCCGACGCCATGCCGAAATTGCGGCCCATCTCCGCCCCGCCCGCCGCCACGGCGTCCGCCGCCGCGCGCTCAAGAGCGAGGTTCTGCTGCGTGTCGAGGCGGTTATATTCGTCCGTCGCCCCCGCAGAGCGCTCAAGATCGAAGCCCCGGTCAGCAAGCGTCTGATCGGTTCTGGACCTTGCCCTGTCGAACTCGGGGCGCAGAAGATTTGCGGAGCGGTCGAACAGGGATTTTTCAATCCGCGCCCGCTCCGCCTCTTGATCGTTCGCGCCGGGGAGGGATGGCAGGCCCGAAAGATCAAGGGAGGTGACTCGCGAGGGAAGGTTTGACGTGTCAATACCGTCGAGATTGATGCCGGACGCCGCATCGACGCCAAGCTTTGAAAGGATCGAGGCGAGGTTTTCCTGATTGTTGAGGGTCTGTTGCGCGCCCTCGTTCAGGGTGACAGTCTGCGTCTGACCCTTCAGCGGGTCTCCCGAATAGGTGACGTTGCCATAAGGCGTGACCTGGTTCACCCGGTTCGCGGCGATATTCTGCGCAAGCGTCGACGCATTGGCGTTGTTCTGTCCTGAGACCAGTTGATCCGCCTGCGGAAGGGGGGCGGCGACTTTCGCCTTCTTCTTGCCCATCAGTTAATCCACCTGCAATCTTTCGCCAGCATCCCGTATGAGATCGCATCATGCCCGTCGGCCATTGCTTCCCTGTGAACCCCCTCAAGACGCCAGCCGAGCTTTTCCACGAACTTCCTCGCGTGTTTGTTCTTGCGATGACAGACCGCCGTCACCCGCCTGCATCCGAGCTGCAGGAACGGATAGGCGAAATACGCTCTCAATGTCGTTCTTGTGAGCCATCCCGGCTTGCCCGCCGCGACCATTTCAATGTCGGTCACGCGGTAATTGTGATAGGCGACGGCGCCCAAGATCGCCCCGTCCTTCACGGTCGCAAGCACGGACGCGTCCGGGGATGCGTCAAAATCCCTGACATGATTTGCGATATAGCCAAGCACGGCGCGGACATCTTCTTGCCCGTGAGGCACATAGAGCATTACCGGAGGCCGCCGGACTTGTAGATCACTGACGTCGACGCCCATGAAATCTCCGCCATGGCTTCAGAAACGCGAACCCTCAAAGAGCCCTGATAACCGACCCCTGAAAGTCCCACCCACTCTTTCACGGCTGCTGCAATGCCCGCCCATGTCGAAGCGTCCCAGATGCCTTCATCCCAAACCCCAACGGACCCGGAGATCGCCGCCTGAATGAAGCCCGTGTCCTCATAATTCGAGAAATCGACTGCGAAGCCCACCTGAATGAGCGGCGAGGCGTCCGAAATGAAAATAGGCTGGGCCATGACGAACTGCTTGACCCTTGCGGTCATGCCGAAGCCGTTCCATGCGGCCTTAGCATCCGCCGTGATCCCGCTATCCCCGTCCGACGTTCCTTCGTCGAAGAGATAAATCTTCCCGTCCGTTGACCCGAAATAAGCCCGCTCGTTGAAGATCGCCCAGCTTGTCGCGGGGATATTCCGGAACCGGCACCACGCCCCGGTGACCGTGTTCATCACATGCTGGTCATAGGCCGTTGCCGTTCTCGGAACATTGACGATCAACATCGACTGGCGCGGATAGACGAACATCCGCCAGCCTGCATTATCCTTGTATCTGTCGGTGACGTCATTGGCTTCGGAAACGATCTTGTCCGAAAGCGCATAGCGTTTCGAGGTCGCGTCCCTTCCCGCAAGGACCGAACTCATGGGAATGTAGCCGTCTCGCGTGATAATCACGAGGTCGGCGCCGAACTTTGTTATGCCGAAGCGAGTGACCGGCTCGCCAATGTCATAGATGCCGATGATAGACCAGTTATTTGCGTCGCCGGGATCGGTCCCGGAATAAAGCGCAACCTGCCCCTTTGAAGAAACAAACACCGCAAAGTCGTTTCGACCCGCCCCGTCATCGTCGGTGAGCGTTCCCATGGCGGAGAGATAGCCGCCCTTCTGAAACACCCCGTCAAGCGGGAAATATTCAAGGTTCGCGCCGGCGACCGCATTGACCGTGTTCGAATACCAGAAGCCGCACAGCCCATCTCCGCCGAAATAGGGCCGGTTGGAGTAACCCATCCCAAAGGTAATGTCCGCAGACGTGAAGGTTTCCGACTCTCCGGCGTCCTTGTCGAATGTCGAGGCGGCGAAGGTGGACCCGTCATATCGCTGTATGGCGTCCTCGCCATTGCAATAGAACGAATAACCCTTGAAGTTGAAGCCGAAAACCTCCGCCGCATTGTCGAGCCCGGTAGCGAGCGCCGAGCCCGGCGTGTCCGTCGTGACGTTGAAGACGCTGCCATTGACGATGGCGATCAGTTGCGAGTCGGCCCCGCTGTCATGGGAGACAAGCCCCTGCACGCTGGCGCTCTCTTCCGTATCGGAATGCTCGACATAGCCTTTTCTCAAGACCACGTCGCGCTGGCGCGGAAACCAGTTCTCAAGAAGAATGGCGTCCTGTTCCGGCATGTTGCCGTAGGCGTCGCGGGTGTTCCACCCTCCGACGGGAGGAAGAACGACTTTCGTTCGCGCCGTCTGGTTCAATGCCTGGCGCGCAAGCGGCTGAAGCATTACGCGCCCACAGCCCTGAAGTCGCCGCGCCGCACATTCTGGCGGCCTTTGCCGATGACCACAACGCGCGCATCGTTCGTGAGCTGATATTGCTTCAGAACGACTTCATAATCCCGTTTCTCCTCCGCGTAATCGAAGCCCTTGGCCTTGAGATAACGCCAGATGACGTCCATGGTGATGACGGTTTCGTCGATCTTCGACGTGTCGCCGTCGGCTGCGAAAGTCGTTGCAGACCCGCCCCCAGCGCGCGAGACCCACTGGTCTGTGAAATATTCAAAGGCCCATGTATTGCCTGCCGCTGGCGTCGGATAGGCGAGAAGGTTGTTTCCCCTCACAGTGTAATGGGTGACGGAAGGCTCGACCGTGCGGGCCTTCAGTTCCTGCCATTCGTCAGACGATACGGGGCCGGGCAATTCCCACTGTTCGGTCCTGTCCCAGAAGGTCTCCGATACGAAGCGGTCAAAGCCGGGCGCGATTGTCGTGATGACGCCCTGATTTTCCTGTGCAAGGCTCGTATGCGTCGCTTCTTCGCGAAGCTCCTGAAACGACCCCCTCTTGACCAGCATCTGCCCCGCCCGATTGGCGAGGCCGAGAAGCTGCTTGATGTTCTGGTTCGAGTTGCCGATGACAGTTGTGGGGATGGTGAGGTTTAGCTCCGCCGCCGCCGCCTGAACCATCGTCAGCAGGGTCATGATTAAGACGCTTTCTTCACCGGCGCGGTTTTGCCGTCCACCAGCTTCGTAAGGGTCTCGTTTTCTTTCTTGAGTTCCGAGACGGTCGTGCGCGCTTCGTCGAGATCGGCCCTCAAAGCTTCAATTTCGTTCTGCGCCTTGGCGAATTTACCAGCCAATGCGCCCTTGTCCGTCGCGGCTTCGAGATAAAGCATCGCCTTCT